AACTAGAGCAACTATGGATGCGGCTAGTGCTGAACAATTTAATGCAAGGATTCCAGAGGAAGAATTTGTTCCACAACAACAAGAACAGTTTGTTCCTCAACAACAAATGCCACCAAGACCAGATGATAAAGCAATTTCATGGCAAGCAAAAAACCAATGGTTTGGAAGTGATCCTGAAATGACTAGCTTTGCATATGGTGTGCATGAAAAATTAGTTAGAGAAGAAAATATTGATCCTGCTTCTGATGAATACTATGAAAGAATAGATTCAAGAATGAAGTCAGTATTTCCAGATTTCTTTGGGAGTGAAGAAAAACAAGCTGTAAGCTCCAATTCCCAAAGTTCCGTGGTCGCACCTGCTACACGCAATAATGGTGCAAAGCCACGCAAAGTACAGCTTACAGCAACTCAAGTCGCCCTCGCAAAGCGTCTTGGGGTAACGCCAGAACAATATGCTAACCAGTTGGTTAAGGATATGTCTGCAAATAACTAGAGGATATTTATATGTCTGAAGAGCGCACTCCAAGAGAGGAGTATAATCGAGAAACCACACAACGAAAGAAGTCGTGGTCACCACCAAATGTACTACCTGACCCTGAACCAGAGGAAGGATGGGTGTTTAGATGGATTCGTACCAGCATGATTGGTAATCCAGATAACACTAATGTTTCCAGTAAGTTTAGAGAAGGCTGGGAGGTCGTATCTGCTGAGTCTCAACCTAAGTTGAAAATACTTTCGGATGAAGATTCACGCTGGGGAAGAGAAGGTGCAATTGAAGTTGGTGGGTTATTATTATGTAAAGCCCCTGTTGAAATGGTCAAAGAGCGTAAAGAATATTACGAAAAAATGGCTGATCAACAAATGAATGGCATTGATAATAATTACCTTAGAGAAAATGATCCAAGAATGCCTATGCTTCAACCGGAAAGGCAATCTAGGGTTACTTTCGGGAGTAACTCCAAGAAGTAATTCTTATTTCATGGGGTTATGAATTTTAACTTTGTGATGTAAATAGGGAGGCTATTATGCCTAGTAGTGCAACACCTTATGGTGCTATGCCACAAGCTGGACTAAGTTGTAATGGTTCTTTTAGCGGAAAAGTTCGTCACTATAAAATTGCGAGTGGTTATGGCACTGGTATTTTTTATGGCGACTTTGTTAAGCTAGTCACTGCCGGTACTGTCGAAAAAGACACTGGTACGACTACTTTAACTCCAATTGGTATTTTTGTCGGATGTGCTTACACCGATCCAAATACTAGCCAAAAGACCTTTAATCAACAATGGCCCGCATCTACGACTGCTTCAGATGCTGTAGCCTATGTTATGGATGACCCAGATATTACTTTCCAAATGCAATGTGACGGCTCTGCCGCTCAAGCTGTATTGGGAACTAATTGTGCGGTTGTTCAAACAGCAGGTTCTACCTCTATAGGTACTAGCAAAAACGCTGTCGATATTTCTACTGCAGCTACCACTAACACGCTACCAGTTCGTATCATCGAGTTTGTCGATGGACCGAACTCTGCTGTTGGAGATAGTTACACTGATGTTATCGTCAAGTTTAATGTTGGTCACCTCATGAATAACACAACTGGAATATAAGGAATTTAATAAATGGCTATTTCAAGAGCACAGTTACTTAAAGAACTTCTACCCGGTTTAAATGCGTTATTCGGGCTAGAGTACGGCAAGTATGAAAATGAGCATGAAGAGATATATGAGACTGAATCATCAGACAGATCGTTTGAAGAAGAAGTCAAGCTAAGTGGCTTTAACGCTGCCCCTGTAAAAGACGAAGGTGCTGCTATCAGTTATGATAACGCACAAGAATCTTTTACTGCTCGATACAACCACGAAACCATTGCAATGGGATTTGCTATTACTGAAGAAGCTATGGAAGATAATCTTTATGATTCGCTTTCTGCACGCTACACTAAAGCACTTGCCAGAGCTATGGCTTATACGAAGCAAGTCAAAGCTGCATATCCTTTGAATAAAGGATTTGGAGATTTTGATTCAGGTGATGGAGTTGATTTATTCAGCACCTCTCACCCTCTTGTTTCAGGTGGAACAAACTCGAACACTCCTTCTACACAAGCTGATCTTAACGAAACTTCACTAGAAGCGGCTGTTATTCAGATTGCTGGATGGACTGACGAGCGTGGTTTGCTAATTGCTGCAAAACCAACGAAGTTGATTATACCGCCTAACTTGATGTTTGTTGCTCAACGGATACTACAGTCTGATCTCAGAGTGGGTACTGCTGACAATGATATTAATGCGATAAAATCAATGGGCGTTGTTCCCGGTGGTTATGCTGTGAATCATTATCTAACTGATACTGATGCATGGTTCTTAATGACCGATGTTCCAAATGGATTCAAACATTTCGTTAGAACTCCAATGGAAACGAGCATGGATGGCGATTTTGATACTGGAAATGTGAGGTACAAAGCTAGAGAAAGATATTCATTTGGAGTATCTGATCCGCTTGGTGCTTTCGGTTCTTCAGGAGCTTAATTTTGTTAATGGAACCTGTGATGGGGGGGTTTCTTACTCAACCCCCATTAACTTAATCTAGGAATAACTTGTCCTACAGACTGACCTAGCAGACAATGCCAAGACGGTAGGACTTATTAAGGAGACTTAATTATGGCAAAATCAACCTTTTCAGGACCAGTACAATCATTGGCTGGTTTTATTTCGGCAGGAAACGCTAACGTAGTTAGTTTAACTGCTGATACAACTTTGACTGTTGCAGCACACGCTGGAAAAGTCCTAGTAACTAATGACGCAGATGGTAAATTTACTTTGCCTTCTATCGTTGCAACTGCACCAGATGCAGATGACGATCCAAATCAAACTAATAATTTGGGTGCTACTTTTACATTTATAGTTGTCACCGCAGCAACAGACATGGACATCTTAACTGATGGAACCGATAAGTTCGTTGGTGGGTTATACACAGGTGTAGATGATGCAACAGGTAAAACTTTTATTTCTGCCGCAGCTAACGATGTAATCACCATGAATGGAAGCACTAAAGGTGGACTAGCTGGTAGTATCGTAAAAGTTACTGCAATGGCTTCTGCTAAGTATGCTGTCGAAGGAATTATTCTTGGATCAGGAACACTAGTAACTCCATTTGCTAACGCATAAGGGGGTAAATAATGGCTGATGCAGTAGCAACACAAACCATCTCTGATGGAGCACAACACGCTACATTTAAGTTTACCAATGTAAGTGATGGCACTGGAGAGAGTGCCGTCACTAAAATNGANGTNTCTTCTTTATCTGTTAATCCAGTAACNAGAATGTCNTGCAGTTCGGTAAGCATTGANAAAATNNATTTCAGCAATATCGGTATGGGTGTCAAAATATTATTTGANGCTGATACNGATGTATTAGCTATTCAGCTTCCTGCTGATTGGGCTGATGAATTTGATTTTTCTGATTTTAGCGGTATTCCTGATAATGCAGGAACTGGCTCTACAGGAGATGTTAAGTTTACAACAGTTGGTCATAGCAGTGGTGATAGTTATACTATTATTATGACTGTGATCAAAAATTACACTAATCCAAGCTAGGAATTGTTATGGCAAAATATAAAGTAGTTCAAAATGGAGAAAGAGTTCCAAGTGGAGAGCCAATTTTTCAAGTTGCAGAAATCATTGACGGTGAAGAAGTTATCGTTGATGGCAGTCTGATGACTAAAAAAGAAGCTCAAACTGCTATGAAAGCTCTTGCTCCTGCAAAAAAACCTGCTAAGAAAAAAGCTAAAAAGTAATGCCGCTGAAGAGTGGCGGCTCTAAAAAAGTTATTTCTGGGAATATCTCTAAGTTAAAACGAGAGGGGTATCCCCAGAAACAAGCTGTTGCTATAGCATTATCTAAATCAAAAAGAAAAAATAAGGGAGGCTATATGCCAAATTATTACGATTCAAAATCTGATAAACCTAAAAAAAGCAAAAAAGTAAAATATGCTGAAGGAAAAATGATTAGGTATATGGATGGAGAAGATATTAAAGTTGAAAACTATAACGACCAAGTTAAAAGAAAATTTGGTGGCGGAAATCTGTAAATGGCAATTGCAACCACTAATGCTTTCAATCTCAATATAGGTGAGATTGTTGAAGAAGCCTATGAACGAGCAGGATTAGAAGCTCGTACTGGCTATGACTATCGTACTGCTAGACGTAGTATTGATATGATGATGCTTGAGTGGCAGAATCGTGGAATCAATTTGTGGACAATTGAAAATGGAACACAAACATTAACTGCCGATACAGCAACCTATACACTTCCTGACGATACAATTGATTTGATGGAAACTCATCTTAGATTAAATTCTGGAGACAGTTCTAGTCAAACTGATTATCAACTAACTAGAATATCACCTAGTCAATATGCTGATATACCTAATAAATTGCAGTCAGGTCAGCCTACACAGATATGGATTCAAAGGCTTACAACAACGCCACAATATACACTTTGGCCCGTGCCTGATAATACTCAAACATATACTGTTTCTTATTATCGTATAAGGCAGATATATGACAGTGGAACACCCGGTAGCAATAATATGGATGTTCCTAAAAGATTTTTACCTTGTTTGGTTTCTGGACTGGCTTATTATATAGCCATGAAAAGACCAGAAGTATCAGACCGATTGCCTATATTAAAACAAGAATATGAAGAACAATGGCAATTAGCTTCGGAGGAAGATAGGGTTAAAGCGAATTTTCGTTTTGTGCCGTGGACATCTTACAATAACTAATGACACAGTTTGCACAAGGTAAGTATGCTTTTGGATTTTGTGATCGTTGCGGTTTTCGTTACGACTTAAAAGATTTAAAAGATGAAGTAGTTGACACAAGACTCAGTGGATTCTTGGTTTGTCCTGAGTGTTTTGATCAAGATCAACCTCAGTATCAATTAGGTAGAACACCAGTTGATGATCCAATTGCTTTGGAGAACCCAAGACCTGATAAAGCACAAGAAGCTAGTAGGCGTTTATATGCGTTTGATCCGATTGGCGGTGGTGTTACTTCTGCTGGATCAAGAACAGTTGGTCTTGATATGAGTGGCGAAATAGGAAAACTTAAAGTAACAACGAGTTAGATATGACTTATGGTGAATTAAAAAACTTAATACAGAATTATCTCCAAAACAGCGAGACTTCTTTTACTACATATCTTCCAGATATTATTAAACAAGCAGAAGATCGNATTCTTGAGAATGTTCAGTTGCCTGTTTTTAGAAANAATCANGTGGGTTCTTTATCAGCAGATAATCAGTATTTAGGNATACCTACTGATTTTTTAGCACCCTATTCTTTGTCTTTTACAAATAGCAGTAATCAAACTTTTTTAATAAATAAAGATGTTAATTGGATTAGAGAGCTATATCCGAATGCATCAACAACAGGAGAGCCTGAATATTACGCTATATTTGATAATGATTATTTTATTGTGGCTCCAACACCAGACTCTGCTTACAATGTTGAATTACATTATTTTTATAGACCAGCATCAATAACTGCTGGCTCTGATAGTGGTACAACATGGTTATCAACAAATGCTCCTTCAGCATTGCTATATGCTTGNTTGCTAGANGGNTATGTATATATGAAAGGCGAACAGGATATGATGTCTGTTTATAACACAAGATATGAATCTGCATTAGGCAGACTTAAAGTATTGGGAGAAGGCAGAGACAGAAACGATGCCTACAGAGCAGGACAGCTTTAAATCTTCTAAAAAGATGGAAGATAAAAACATTGCAATTGTAGCAATGGGACAAAGCCAGATAGATTTTCATTTATCACAGGTTCATAGTGTATTGTTTGATGAAGTATGGGCAATAAATGCCATGATAGGTGTTTTGCCTCGCATAGACAGGGCTTTTATATTAGACCCTATGAGTCGTTTTTTAGATTCAGAAGATGCAGGGGCTATGACAAAAATGATGAGATTGGTATTGCCAACAGCTTATTATCCTATTTATTCTTGTGAGTTAGATAAAAGAGTGCCTGCTGTTGAAGAATATCCATTAGAAGAAGTTGTAGGAAAGCTCGGTTGTTCTTATTTCAACAATACAATTGCTTATGCTATTGCTTATGCATTATGGGCTAATGTTAAAAGCATTGCTGTTTTTGGCGTTGATTTTACTTATAAAAGTAATATGCATTTTGCAGAAGCTGGAAGAGGATGTGTTGAGTTTTGGTTATCTAAATGCATTGATGCTGGTATAGATGTTTCAATAGCACCAAGATCATCATTACTAGATACAGATATAGGTTTTAAAGATAAACTTTATGGTTATCATAGACTAGACAATCCTAAAGTTACTTACCAAAATGGTTCTGGTATTAAGGTTTGTAAGTTTTCAGAAATAGAAATTCAAGAAAATAGTAAACCAGTTGGGAAAATAGATAGAAATGATATAAATTTAACACCACCAGAACCAAAAAAATACTAATGGAAACAGATTCTTTTAAAATATCTATAGGAAATTTAGGGGTTAAGACAACTGAAAATAGAGGTCATACCCCAGAAGAAGTTGCTGAGATGGCGACTGACAAAATTATTTCGGTAAGTGATACAGCACCACCGCAAATTAAAGCACAGGCACACGCTTTTAAAAATGTGTGCTACAAAATCATTGCTTATTATATGCATGAGGCGATTAAAAACCATATGTGTACTATAGGGAATCAATTAGAACAGCAAGGTCATAAAGACTTAGCTGAAATTATTCGGAGGCTATAATGGCTATAACACAAGCAATGTGTACTTCTTTTAAGAAAGAACTTCTTGAAGGAACGCACAACTTTAAAGCGAGTGGAGGAAACTCTTTTAAACTTGCTTTATATACTAGCTCTGCGACTATGAGTGCTGCTACTACAGCCTATAGTACAGGACAAGAAGCATCAGGAACAAACTATACTGCGGGTGGAGCAGCTTTAACAAATGTCAACCCTACATCATCAGGAACAACTGCGTTTACTGATTTTGCTGATTTGACTTTTGGAACAGCTACTGTCACTGCGAGAGGTTGTATGATTTATAATGATACAGCTACTGGCGATCCAGCAGTTGCAGTTTTTGATTTTGGTGGAGACAAAACAAGTACAGCAGGTAGTTTTACAATATCTTTTCCAACCGCAGACGCAAGTAACGCTGTTATTAGAATAGCGTAAGG